AACAGTGGATCAGTCGTGCCTTCCCACGGTGTTGATGGATCAAGGATCGTGTTCATTCGCTGACGAATATCACCCTTAAGCCCACGGATGATATCGTCCAAAGTGCTACGCAGCGCTGAACCAGATGGCGCCGTTTCATCCCACGCATTAGACCATGCCATCTTGGTGCCCCTGATTCAATGTTGAATCACTTCAACAACAACGCGAGTAACGCTCCAATGACTGCACCTGGTAGCGCCATGACTACCTTTTTACCAAAGCTAGGATGCGCTCGTTCTTCTGCCAACTCCCAGTCCACAATCAGTTGTTTAGTTATCCTTTGGTTCTGTGATATGATGCTATCCAGCTTTACGTCTGCTTTCGCCATTTTGCTCGTGGTATCTGATACGACAGTATCACGATTGATGAGTCCGGCCAGACGTTCCTGTACCAGTGAATCGACTGCTGCTCGTTGACGATAAGCGTTCTCCCGAGCAACGCTAGCAGCCAAGCTTTTCCTGGTAGCGGCCAGTTGGGCACTAGCACTCGCCCTTCGTAGTTCGGATCGAGCCAGCTCTGCATTTGTTTTCATTAGCTCCATTTGCAGAATAAACATAGCACTATCCGCACTAAGTTGCATCGTCAATCTAACTTGCATCACCTTCGCAGAATGCCACCCATACGAAACCACAACAAGTAATATCCACGGCACGATGCGAGCAAGTTTATAGACAATCCCCACTACTCCGAGTGGTTAAAGTCTAGTCGTGAGTCGCTACCTCCCTGCGTCAGCGTAGGGACGGCAACGCCCGTATCAAAGTCCATCTTCTCTTCGTCAACTTCCGTCGGCTTGCTGCTCACCCAATCGTTGAACGCTGCCATTGCCGCCTGTGCCTTCGGCAAGTCTGGCTGATCCATGTAGTAATAGTACTTGGCCATCTCCACGATGCCATAGTGCCACACCACTGGCAGGATCGGCTCCTCAACATCGGACACCAGATCAACAATGTCTGCCTTGTAGAACACTTCGATCGTGTACTCATCGTCAGGCGTGGGCCTCAACATCACCCACGACTTGTACCGAGTGTAGTGCTTAGGCTTGCCCTCGTTGTCCGTCGTGTCTACTTCCCGTTCAGAATCCTGTCGAGCGTCAGACTTCATGATCCGTCCACCGTTCGACATGTCACGCATCTTGATGATGCTCAGCAGCTCAGTCGGCAGACCATAGTTCGACTGCCCTGCGACTGTCAAGAACGTGCATAGCTTCCGGTTCTTGTGGAACCTGAACCGATCAGCCACGTCTCTGTAGCCCTGATTAATCATCTCATTAAGCAAGTCGTCAGTCACATTGGGATCAACTGGATTCCCGATACGACGACGTAGCTTAGTACGCATTTGGCCTAGGTTCATGTCGGCACCACTCCCACTGGAATCCACTGGGGAATACAGTCGTCAGTGACTTCTACATCCACTGGCTCAGGCGTGCATGTGAAATCTGTATCAAAGCACGGACCAAAGATTAGGATCACCTCAACCGTCTGAGGCGAGTTATCTGCGTTCGACGACTCAACATCAAAGCTACCATGCCATGTTCCCTCAGGCACATTCTCAGTATTGCCGATAACGCTGATCAACGTACCAGTCAGAAGCACTGTGAACCAATCATAGCCTGGCTCGATGTACGTTAGATTAGTGAGGGCCAAGTCTGCAAATGATCCCTGACCAATGTTCAGCACATTCTGTTCAACTGCCGGCAATGCAGTAGCACGTGCGTGTGCATAGATAGTCATAGGTGATGTTACAGAGATACGTGGTATCGCTGTGATCGTCACCTGCACTGTTACTGTCTGCGGCGAGTTATCGGCCGTTGGATCAGTAATGTTGAACTGTGCTGTATATACACCGGGAGTCATGCCAGTTGTATCAATGCTCAACTGACATATCCACGGATTCTCGTCATCTGTAAATGAAGGATTCAGCCAATCTTCAGTCACAGTATCAAAGTCAATACCTGACAGCGATCCTTCACCAGTATTGTAAACCTCAAGATTGTGTAGAATCGGTCCAGGTCCTTGTGGACCTGACAGCGTTACTGGAGAATCGACACTAATGTGTGGTGGATCATCTTCCCACACTTCAAGATTCTGGACCCTTGTACCACTGTTCTCGTAGTGCAATCCCACACTGCTGTGATCAAAGTCCAAACCATTCCAAGTAGGTGTCAACACACCACCTGGTGAGGTTGTAAGGATCACCTGTCGTGTGCCACCAGCGAACGGTTCGATCCACAGCGTGTATGTACCACTCCCACCTGCCCCAACCAGTGTGCATCCTACCCTGATCCCCCACGAGGGACCGATACCAAAGTCTGTATAACGATGCCCTACATCCACCGTGCCACCACCAGCACCTGCATCTAGCACTGGTGTGACGTACACGTGTTCATCATTCGTGTCAACTTCAAACTGCAACTCGAGCCAACGATCACCTAGTACACCCGAGGCGTTGTCGAGTCCCCACTGAATACCCATCCTGTACGGCTGCGAATCCCAGTAGTACAGGTCCACCCAACTTTGAAAGTTGTCGAACACTCCTGTATCAATCTTCAACAGCGACACGTTGCGAGGCGTACCTGAATTGAACTTTGCACCATTGCTCAGAATGATAACGAAATCACTGAACGATGACGCTTGTATCCACCCACTCATGAAGCCATTCAAAGGAGCAGGTGTATGTGCTGTCAGGTTTGTACCTGGCGCATTGTCCTTGTCAAAGATATCCTGCGCAACTATGTTCGACATTTACAGATCCAAAATCGCGTACACTTCAACGTCACGCTCAGACGCTTCAGTACCTGCCGACGAAATCGCCAGCGACTCAAACCCTGAGCATTCAATGAACTGCACAGTTGAAGCAGTCAGAGTCACTGCTGCACCAGCAACTCGTAGTGGAGTCATAGCCGCTGCAAGTGTGTCATCCTTTGGCCCAACCTTTACTGAAACTACACCAGTATAGGCTGGATTGTGGAATGTCAGTCCCTTCATCATCACCAGCTCTCTCGCCGCCAGCACATTACTGACCGGCGTAGCTGCTGCAGCCAAAGACAGCCGGCCCAGATACGTCTTATGTAGTCCCATCGAGCACAATCTCCACAGTAGTGGGTGACCCTAGCGTGTGGGTCTTGCTGACTCTGTATCGCTCCATTCGCTTGAACGGCAAGGGATACAGGCCAGGCTGGTCATAACTAATGGAATCCGAAAGGTCCCCGATAGTCATGTCAAACCTGACCTGTTCACCCTCAAGCAGATGTGTGATCTGCACTGCCTGTTCATTACCCTTAGCCCGAGCCCACGGACCCTCGGAAGCGAACTTCATGGCGACGAGTGCCAATCGCTTTTGTTGCACGGTAATGTTCCTTACCTCATGGTGAAAGCTCCGGGGTATCACTGATGTACCACACCTCGTAGTCATCAGTACCCCCTGGAGTACCTGCTGGAGAATACGTGCCACGGGGATCAGCAGTGGACGATGTGCTCGATACTACCACCGTACCCGTTGTAACGAGCGTACCATTCACTGTTTCCGCAAGCACGCCCGCAGGGGAGACGTTCGCCTGAAGACCCAACACCTTGCCCGTACCAGCGACAATGGTATTGCCTGCAGCCGTCGCAGCAATCGTCTCAGTGATCGACGTAACCCGCTTGAACGTCTTAGCACCCGTGAACACCTTGCTGGTTGTACCTGCCGTAACCGACCACGCTTCCGTGATCCGCAGGCCAGCCATATCGTAACCCGTAATCGTCCCACTCATCGCTACAACAGCCGACGCATGGGTAACTGTAATCACAACGTTACGTGCATAGTCGGCACTCTGGGCTACTGCAAGCGAACCACCCAGTGTCATTTCCGTCGTGCCGGCTGCGCTCTGCCCTACATGTGACAGCGACCATCCATTAGCGACTGGCGCTGCAACATTTGTAAAGATGTCGTGGATGATAGCCGACTGGCTAATCCGACGACCCCGATGATTCTGAATCCCACGACTAGTGGAATACGTGGCTGGCAGTGGCATGGTTTACGCTCCCTGCGAACCGTACACTCCGCGCCAGTCACCCCAGCCGCTGCCATTCCGGCGAGTGAGCTTGAACAGTGCATCACCCGTGTGGAAGTCATCGCTGTTGGTGAAGGTAGCTGCCCGACGATCCCAGTAGTTGATATCATGCTGGTCGCACAGGATGTACCACGCATCCGCGTCCGTCATGTAGTGTGACAGATGAGGAGTGAGGCCTTCCTGAGCGACTTGGTTGATATCGTTCATGTTGCCGCCCGGCAGGAACTGCGACTTCAGCACCTGATTCACGATCCAGTGATCGTTGATGCTGTAAATCACCTTCCGGGGAATGAACACTGCCGGAATACCACTTTCATCGTTCAGCTGATGGAAGTGTTCGAGTGCTGCCTGCAGTGGAATCAGATCGAAGTCTGCATCCAGTGCCGGACGATTACGCTGGGTGGCGCCACGGATAGTAACGTGATCCCCCAGCAGGGCCTCGCCTGCAACAAACCCCGGGAAGGCGGTGTTGAAGGCGTTGTTGTACGGAGCATGAGCAACAATCTCCTGGTTGTTCCTTGCAGAACGACCAAGCGCCTTGCTCATCCTTCCACCCATGATCCCGTACAGATCATCTTCCATCATTTCCTGCGTGATCCTGAACCCAAGCGCGTACGTCGTCCAGGTGTACCGCTTGACGGTACCCTGCACCGCGTCCTGATAGTTAACCGACGCGCCTTCCGGCTTGGTCTGCAGAGTTCCGAACCCTGCGATCGGGAAGTCTTCCTCATACGCCCGCTTCGATGAATTGAAGTTGGTGATGAGCTGACCCTCCATCTTCCGTTCCTTGTACGTCTCAAAAACGATCTTCCGATATCCCGGCGCAAGGAGGTTACTGAACGCGCCTCTTACCATAGTCATTGTAGGCGGTCCTTACGCTGTGGCAACAGTGAGATCGGCGAACTGAAGAACATTCTGGTGTACCACGGCATAGAAAATACCGTTTGCCTCATCCACATCCACAACCTTGAAACGGCTCGCAGTTGTGGTCTTGCTCACGTCAAGCTGCCACTGACCACCAGTTGCCCTGGTGATGCCGTAGCTGTTACCAACGTGAGTTGCCCGCACCGGCGTAGTCGTTGACGAGAATGCAATGCGCACGCTGGCACCCGTAAGGATGCGCAGTGGCACAAGACCGTCTGGCGTCAACACTCGACCAGCTTCAGTCGAGATTTCGGAGATGCCCCCGATCAGAGTCGGGTTGGTCCCGCAGCGCTTCGCCTCACCATTGTCAGAGGTATCTGCGTACCAGAAGTCCCCTGGAATGCAAGGCTCATTCGTAGCCTGTCCCGGCACGAACTGAGCGTTGTGAGTACCTGCCTCGTAGCCTTGGCATACGTAGGCGGGGAACAGAGATGACACTGTGTTACTCCTTGATCAAAAGTCGATCCGCACCAATCGAGATCCCATGTTTGTCGCGGAGGACCTTGGCCACCTGATCGGCCATGTTCTCCATTTCCCGGTTATGAGACGAAAGCCGGTTTGCTGTTTCACGTTCGATTTCACGGACACGATGTTCGTACTCCTCTTTTGGCAGACGATACAGTGCCAAATTCCCTACCTTACGACCACCCTCATCATTTGGTACACGTTCATAACCATCAGCCTGCCGTGTGATCGCCTTCTCTTGGTTGTTCTCGTTGATCCACCGCAGACGAAAGTCCTTGTTCTTCTGCTTCGTTGCTTCGCTCACCTGCATCAGTCGCTGCTTCGGACCGAGCGGCATAATCCCTGACCGACCAGTCGTCCGCTCAACTCTATCGAGTCGTGCAAGCTCCTGCTTGATCTGTTCCTGTGCCTCAGTCTTGCTGACCTGTGCATCAATCCCAGCTTGAATCTCCTTCTCCTCGGCCTTCTTGGCCAACACCTCTTCGACTGACATTAGCTCACCTTGCTCCAGTTGATGTATTCCGCAGGGGTCATCCCGAGCTTATCCGCAATCTCGAGCTGTGTGGCATCAAGCTGACCGTTCGTCGTAGCCTGCTGCCGTGGTGCCTGTGTGTTCCTCATCGTAATACCCGACTGGCCCTCAGCTGCCTCCTGCCGAGTTTCACGCGTAGCCTGACTCCTGTACTCCACCAACTTATCAAAGTTCCGGCCACGCACAAGGCTCACCAGATCGTCCCACGCCTGCCTCGAAGTCATTGCTTGCCGTCCGCCCGGAATCGACGCCACCAACTGGTCAATGTCTTTCCCAAGGATTGCAAACTCGTCTTTATACTTGTCACGAGCGTAGTCTTCGGCTGAGTTGACATTATTGCTCATTAGCGGCCGCAGACGTTCCTCGTACTGAGCCGCCACCCTTCGTGTGGTTTGAGTGCTAATGTACTCCATCGCCGCTACAGGATCGTTGCTCATCATTTCAGCCAGCTGTTCACGAGTCAGCTCGGGCTCAGGTTCAGGAGCCTTCTGCTGTTGTGGCTGAAACTGGTTGCTCCGAAGGGCCAACTCAGCTTGCTGCTGAGCCGACACCCTGGCTTCCTCACTAATCCGTACAGCTTCCTTCAACCGTGTCGCATACTCCACAACCTCCTGCGCTGACTTTCCACGCAGTTCCTCAGGCATACCTTCCGCATCGAGCTTGATCGTCTTCAAGTCAATGGGCTGTGCATTTGCTTCCATGCTGGAAAAGTCATCCAGCGTCACGCTTGTCGCGCCATCCTGATTCAACATTGAATCACTCCACTTCTGACTTCAGTTGTTTGATCGTGTCAGTGATCAGGTTGATTACTGACTTATAAGCGGCCACCTTACCCTGGTGCCGCGCCAACTGCAGCTGGTCCACCTCCACTTCCAGGAGCCGCTGGCATTGGGCCAGCAGGTCTTTGCATCGCCCCTCCAAGTAGCTGTAGCCCGGGTGCTGGCGCAAGTCCAAGAGGAGGCTCTCCAATTCCAACGCTTCCTCCTTGCTGAGCTGGGCCATTCATCCCTCCGATGTACTTTTCGAGGTCTGGCAAGTAATCGTCAGGATTCCTGATATCGTACTTCGTCAGTAGATCCTTGAACATATTACGTGCCGCAGTCATCACATCACCAATCATCTGTGTCAGTTGTGGCTGCTGCTGTTGTGCCTGCAGTGCCACCGATCCAGCATTAAGCAGCTTTTCCAGGTACTGCATCATGATCTGAATGACCTGAAGTTGCATCTGTTGCATCGCTTGCCGATTACCCGCAGCATCCGTCGCTGACAGATCAATCGCCAGTGCACCATTCACGTTCTCCGCACTCATTGTACTAAAGAACTTCTTCAACTGCTCGGCCATCTCGTCGTCACCAAAGACGATATCATCCAAGTCCTCTAGTCCATATTGAATCCAGATATAAAGACAGTTCTCAACCATTTCCGAGAAGCCATGACGCATATTCTCCAGCACCTCTTCAACCCTACGGGTGCCTTCCTGAATTAGCGCTAGCGTACTCGTAGCAGTGGCGCGACTGCCAATGATTGGTGACTCGCGACCAGTAAGATAGTCTGAAATACCCGTACGCTTCTCGATCAACCCAAAGATGTTCTGCCGTTCGTTCAAACTACTCGGATAAATGTCACCACACTGGAACGGAACGAAGTCTTTCGTCGGATCGTCCACGAAAAAGCACCGTCCAGCGTAAAGTCGGGGTACTTCCTCAATTCCCGACTCCTTCTTCACGATGAACATACGAATATTCGCCAAATAAGCGTTATCCGTCGCCATCTGATGCCACTTAGTCAGTGCATCCTGAAACGGTGCTACCATTTCGCACAGACCCATACCCGCCAAGCTACCATTCGTCACCGAATACGGCACAACAGTGTACGGATACCGCTGATGGAAGTACCAATTGTACCTCAGCTGGAGAATTGCACCCGTATCCTTGTGATAAGTGCACACAATTGACTCAGGCAGCCCATCTCCATCAATATCGTACTGGCACCAAATCTCATAAAGCAGGATATCGTCCCTATGCCAGCTACTTGACTGCGATTCTGACATCTCTTCCCGCTTCTGTTCCACCTGGTCGAGCGTCATAACCCCCTGACCCTCAACCTGCTTCACATTCGCCAGCTTTCCAGACGCCTGTGCAATGCAAAGGTCCTCATATCTAGCGCGAATCCGCTCAATAATGATCGGACAGTCTTGCACATTCTCGTACAACGACGGATACATGAAGTTATTGAGGCTTATCCCTAGAATTCGAGGCCCCTTAAACTTCGTGATCTTCTTGTCGATGACCTTCCACTCAGGCGAACTGGTGTCATACGTCTTGATCTTGTGTTCAATCCGCTCGTAGATGGTCTTGAACACCATCGTACCATGCTTGGTCATCTCATGGATGCGTGGACTCGCTACCGTTCTCAGGTTCAGCCTGTTCTTCTGATAGAAGTCGAACCACCATTCTAGCGCTTTAGCGTAGTCCATCGTCGACTTCTTGAGCGCCTTGAAGCTAAACACCGGGTCTTGCTTAAAAACGCCGGTCTCCAGCCGTGCATGAACAGGATCAACAGCCATCGCAACTGCCGGAATAGTGTCAGAGCAAGCTCCCTTGAACGGAATATCCCTTGGGGCACCCTTCAGTCCCCTATACGCATCTTCATTCTTTGCCATCGTGTCCAGCTTCCGCGTGTGCTGACCCTCCAGATCGACGATCCACTCGTCCATCCAGCTCTTAAACCGAGTCAGCACTTCTTCGGACACCTTTAGGATCGGCGGAGGAAACTTACTCTGCGGTCCCATGTTGCTTCCGTCGTCCAACGGCTCTTGATCTATAGTGTAGTCGGTGCCCGTATCGACCGATTCACTCACAAATCGCATAGTTGAATCAGCCATTACATCATCCTCCGAGCCGCACTTGAACCAAACCCACTGGCACTCTGCTCATACATCACAGCAGGCAAATCGCTTACAGTCAACGTAACCGTAATCGACTGTGGGTTATTACTCGCTGCAGCATCCACAACTGGGATCGTAGCAATGTAAGTACCCAACGGCAAACCTGCAATGTTCACAAGCACAGTGACTGTTGATCCCACAAGGTTTGCACTCAACCAACCCGAACCGTTCACATACACAATACTACCCAACGTGGGGGCCAACGTACCACCACCACCGTTAGACACAACTACAGTCTTACTCGGTGGATTTGAGCCATCCACGGTCGCTTGAAAGAGCAGTGACGTAGGAGTCAGTACTATAATGGGGACTACGCTCTCAGTTCCCCATGACCCCGGAGCAAGGGCTCCACTGGCCCAAGCTCCAACCGCCCAAGCGTATGCCATCTTACGGACCCCACGGAGTGCCGCCACTACCGTTACCATTCACGGCAGTGCCGTTGATACTACCAACCTCCGAGTCGATCCTACCACCCACAAGTGCTGCAGGAATCCTTGTATCAAGATCAGTCACATCTGCCTGCAATGCTGCAACCGCTGCAGTCAGTGCTGGCATCTCAGTATCAAGCAGATCATCCACTGTCGTCAACGCTGCTGCCGTCGCGAGACCAGACTGAATCTCAGTCACAGCATCGCTCGCAATTGCATCTGCATCAATCGCATTCGTTGCAATCGCTGCCGCTGTCACAACCCCAGCAGCCATAGCACCCACTGACGCATCAATCCTACCACCAGTCAACGCTGCTGGAAGCCGAGTCTGAATATCGTTCGTATCAGACTGGAGACCACCAAGCTGCGTATCAAGGTTCGCACTCGACATACCCAGCGCTGCCCGTGTAGCTGCAGCATCCAGACCACCACCAGTGTCTGGCACATCATCAATCACTACCGCCGACACCGTACTAGCGTTGTCGAAGAACGTGTTGAAGTTATCCGCCGCATCTGCCGTAACTGCATCCCCACCAATCTGCACGATGTTCGCCGGCACTGGAGCACTCGTGCTTGCCGGAGGTGAGCCCCAAATCTTGTATGTGATCGTACCACTCGGTGTGACAGTCCACGTGTCAACCGTAACAGTGTCAGTAGACAACACATTGTCAGTGATCGACCGGAACTGCCAGTAACCCTGCGTCGAGCCAAGCACTCCAATCACACATCCGATCAGCGTATCATCTGCGAATGCCGCAGCAGCCCTCAGCACCACTGTCGTAGCAGTTGCTGACTGAGCCGTACCCTGATCAGAAATGCCGTGCTCAGGCACAGGACCAGCTGTGCCATCGTATGCAATCTCAAGAGCGTCCGCTGCACCAGAGTCACCGCTGATCTGTACGATATTCGCATCAACTGTTGAAGTGATGATTTCGATGTAGCATCCCATCACGATCATACCAGTAACTGTACCATGAACCAGTACACCAGCAACTCCAGCAGCAACAGCAGCGTCTGGAAGGTCCAACCGATAGTATCCATTACCGATATGCAGGAATCCACCATCTGCGTGCGCCGTTGTTAGAGCCGCCAACGTAGCTTCGGTAATGTCTACACTTGCTGCACCTTCCCTACGATACTCCAAGTCGATACCAGAAGTGTTATACACCACTCCTGTCTCAGGTGTGCCATCAGTCGAGTCTACAATTCGGATGACGACAGACTGATCTGTTGACCCACCTACAATCCTCCGCGTGTGCATCGTCAACTCCTAATTGTAGTGATCCATGAGTGTTACAATCCCGCCGCCGCCTCCTCCTGCTGGAGCAAGATAGTTCAGTGCAAGCACAACACAACGCCACTTCAACGTACCACCTGTAGCCGACATAGTATAGTTAGGTACCACGCTCGCATCACCAATTGAAGTCGCAAGAATCAACGTCTGGTCACGAAAGGTCGAACCAGCAAGCTCAGACACAGATACCTGCTCTGTTCCATCACCTGCATTCGTTGCCACACACGTCGCCCCATCTGAATGCGAAATCAAGATCAGCACCAAATCTTCTGACGCCGTCGTCGGCACAAACGCTGCAGCTCCAGACAACTGTGCAGGTGTGGTGTTTGCACCAGTATTCGTCGAAGCTGTCTGGTTTGGTGCAGCAGGGTCTACATTGTCGAAGGACGCAACAATGCCTGCATAAGTCTCAGCTGTCGTATCACGAGTGAGAACGATCGACACTGTACCTGAAACAGCATCAGCAATGTCAGCACCCCAAACCCACTGCCTGTTTGTGTTAGTCGTAGCAGGAAAACTAAAGAGCAAGTCCATCGCTACCGCACCACCACCTAGCCCATCATCAATAGTTGGTAGTCCTGTCACCACTGCGTTCGTACCAGCTGATTCAGCAATAATCAGCAAGATGTATCTCGACAACCCAGACGGCACAGTATACGTAAGTGTCTTTGCTACAACACCACCGTTCGCCTGTGTAAACGTATCTGTGTCCATGAGAGTTACTGGCATCGAGCAAACTCCCTAAATGAGATTAACATCTGACAAGCCAATACACAAAGCAATCCAATCTTGGTACATGTCTCTACCAACTGGTACCCTACTACCACCACCATGTGTCAGATCGGTGTTCAACGTAGTAAAATAAGGATCAGATGGGGTAAGACCCACATCTCTTGGTGATCCACCAATAGTCGGAATGTATGACGCACCTAGTGAAAATGCACTGTAGTACGGCTCCACGTATCGCACATTGTCTGCCGTCTCAACAAGCACACCACCCACATAAGCACGATACTTTCCATTATCAGACCCAACATCATTCAACTGCAAAATGAACTCTTCCTTCAACAACACACCTTCTGATCCAGTGCCTACGATAGCATTAATCGAGCGTGGATTTGGGTAGATACCATACCCTGCCGTAGTACTCCATACAGGATACCCACTACCATCCACTGTCACACCATCCCACACCTTAGCGTTCTGGTTCGCAAAGTTGTATGTAAGCCCTTCGGTAATCGCTCCTCCACCACCCGTAACATTGTAAGTACCACCACCAATGTAAGGATTGTCATACGACTGCCGTGTACCCGACTTAGGATCAGTTCCAGCCCAGGTATAAGTAGCCGTATGCAGTGCAAAGAATGCCGGCTTGGTTCCTGCATTCGAACCAATAGTACCAGAATGTGCTACCGTGCAGATGTAATAGTTCGTTCCCACCAACGTACCAGTCAGCTTCTTTCCCGTCTCCAACACTAGCGTTGTTGCTGTGTTGCTTTCAATCTTTACACCACGCTCAGAGTTTGCAGCAAAGCGAATAAAGCGGCCAACATGCTCATTAACTGTCCACGACTTCGCGGTGTCCACAAGCTGTGTAAGCGTTGTTCCAGTCTTGGATGTACCAGAATCAACGATTGTATTCGTAGCAGAATACTCTCCAGCTTGTGACCAGTTGGGAGAATACCGACGCCACATATGAATGTATAGTACTTTCGGCCGCCTACCACTAGCCCCCAAGCCTCCTACCGTCAGCTTCATTGGACCAGCACCACCAAAGTCTACACCTGGCCAATACCCTCCATCAGGACCATCAATATCAGGAAACTTGATCCGCATGCAGAAGCCACTCGGGCTCGTAGGATCGGCCACGATGTTTGCTGCATACAGATAACTATGAAGAGTTGTAAACCCATAGGCATCTACCGCTCCTCCAGTAAACTGATACGAGGTAGGTAGAACATCACCTAGCCACGACTGGTATGGAGTAGTCAAGCCGTTTGGTGCGTTAGGACCAAGACCAGTAAACGAATCCGCTGATCCATGACCTACACGACGGCCAGCCTTGTGCCGAAAGAGTAGTCCACTCATGGCTTACCTGCCACAATCAACTTGTGCAAATCAGTGTAGATCGTGTCCTCAGGCATCTTGAGACCACCACCATAGTCAAACGACTGCCACATATAACCCCACTTAACTTCCGATACAGCTAGCGCTACATTGCGACTCACCCCACCAACCGTTACAGTAATCTGTGCTTGGTTTGCTGACACATATGCCTCAGCGTAAATCTTATCTGTAGCAGATCGCTGAAGCACACCATTGAGCCAGTAGCGATAGATGCCATTAGCTACTCCAGGAGTGTTCAATACTAGCTCCCACTCTTCGTCAATAATCTCACCAACCACAAAGCCGGTACATGGAGCAAACGGAGTGGAAGTCGCACGTCCTGCCGTCCACACCGGATAGCCGTTACCATCAACAGTACTACCATCCCATCGCTGAGCACCTTGATAATGGAACTCACCGTCGATCCCCTCAGTAAGAGTAGGATCACCAAAGTCTGTAGTAAACCCACCAATAAAGTGGTTATCAGCCAACGAACCCACGGAATCTACAGACGGTGGCGTAGCCGCTACATTCGCGTAAGTACGCCGACCATAAATCTTCGGCCAAAAGAAACCCTTCACACCAGTGTTCTGTCCAACCGCTGCACCAGTATCTGCAATATCATAGATGATATATACCTGTCCTGCTCCTAACGCATAGTTTGTACGATAAGGACTTACAAACGTGATAGACGTAGCAGTATTACTAGCAATCGGCCAGCCCTTACCTACTGCACCCAACGTCGAAGTATTGCGAAGCCACTTACCAGCCCATTGATTAACTGTCCATGACTTCGTACTATCATTGATGACACTAACAGTAGTCCCTGAAGTCATCGTTCCTGAATCAAGTATCGACCCAACCATTGTTCTATCATTACCGTCAATAATCGTAAAGTTCGGACTGAACCTACGAATCGCGCGAACGTAGAGTGTCTGCCAATTCTGGTCATCTATATCCGAGCGAAGATAACCTGATCCCGGTGACTGACCACCAAAGATATTCGGTGGAAAGGACGCGCCACAGACAGCTCTATCATTTGCCCAGCCATGATGCGTGAAGCGAAGAACTGTTCCAGTCTCTTCATTCTCAGGATCAGCCACAAGCGAATATGCATACTGTTGCTGATCATAAGTGTTACCCATTCCATACTGATTATTTGTAACAGGAAACGTAGGACCTCTAGCTGGCAACTCATCCCCATAAAAGATTGGGAATGGTGTCTCAAGTCCATTAGGCGCATTAGGACCAAGGCCGAATGGCACAGCTGTAGTGTGACCTACCCGCTTTGCTGCTTTATGTCTAAATAGCAAGCCACTCATGAGCTATGTATCTCCTTATGACATGACTTACAAACCCACATAACGTTGCTCATATCAAAAGTCCTATCAGGATTCCAACTCATCTGTTCCTTGTGATGGACTTGTGTTCCATAGCCGCCACAATCATACTCGCATTTCCCGCCGGCTCTAGTAGCTGCGGCTCTTCTAAGCATTTCCCATTCTGGCGTAATATAGAGCTGGCTCTTCAGCCAACCCCACGCCTTTAAAAAAGCTCTCCTGCTGAGCCCTTTCGTCCTCCGCTTTTCTCTCAGCAGATTCATTTGCTTTATCAATTGCGAGGCAGTTAGGGCACCTGCCTGATCTTGCATCATGATCTAGCCTCTCCTCCTTTGCTTGCGCGGCGAGGTGGTGTGGTCCAGTGCGTCGGCCCCCGCGGTGTGGCGGGGCATCTGTGCCGTCCGTGGTCCACAGCGGGCGGCGGGGATCTAGGACGTGCAATGCTAAGTCGTCGAGATACTCATCGACTGTCCATCCTAGGTCCCTACCGTCCCTGTCGTACATTACGCAGGTGGCTGTGACGGTTCAAGCGGGTCAACAGGTGGCTCAGTAGGAGCAGCCGGAACCTGTGCCCACATCCAGCCGTAGCCGGGAACGAACGCGTACACCCACCCACTCCCTTCAGGATCGCTTGCAGGCAGACCACCCGCCATACCCGGTGGCTGCGTGCCTTCAACTGGCGGCTCAACAGGCGGCTTCGGACCACCAGCCCACGGTGGACGTACAGCACCCGGCGGCCAGAAGATCGGCAGCCAAAGAATCGGCCCACCCGGCGCGATCGGGAATGCCACGTGCGGCGGATCAGGATCTACCGGTGGCTCAGGCTGCGGTCCACCTGCCCAAGGCGGCCGCGGAGCTCCGGGCGGAAAGAAGATCGGCAGATGAATCTCGGGCGGAGTACCGGGAAGCCCAATGTCTGGAAACGGATCACCTCCGCCTCCACCAGTCGGTGGCTGAGGGCCTCCTGCCCAAGGTGGACGCTGCGAGCCCGGTGGAAAGTAGATCGGCAGATTGATCCCCGGTCCACTGTCCGGAAGCGTATGATCTGGGTACGCTGGATCACCCGGACCTCCACCACCATCAGGTGGGACGCCCTTGAGTGGCGTAATGAGTGCAAGAAATGGTCGCATTGTTACTCTCCCTTTTAAAGTTTGTTCAACTCAGTCAACAGCCCAAATGTCCTCAACACGTACAGCACCACAAGCAACAGTACCACGATGTAGATCACCTTCTTGATCGTCTCGTCCATCGGAATCAGCTGAATCAAATACAGTGCGACTCCGACCACAATCAGCATAATGATCAGTGAGACTAACATGCAACCTCCTGATTCAAGTCTGAATCGCTATCAAATCTCACTAGTTCCGCTGGGCGGAGTGTCACCGCACGACATGTCATTAGTGATCGTGCCGCCCGTGACACTAAACTGTGGACAATACGTCTTCGCCAAGTTCCTAGCGTTTGGACTGTTGCCCCATCCTGGATACTTCGTCTTCACTTGATTGACACAGTACGTGCTGTCCGATGCGCTTGCGAAATACCCCAGTGGATACCGACTGTTATCAGTGAAGTATCCCACTGTACAAAACTGCACCTGTGCGCGTGCAGTATACGTTGCATGCACGCTATCCCGGTATCCCTGTGGTGCCCCCGCAGCAACGCTGGCACTGTCCCACGTCTTCCACTCCTGTGCTGTGAGCGACCGTGTGACTGTGGCATTCTCTGGCAACATCTCCCAGTCCCGGAGGCCCACGACAGTCATCGACGAGTCCACCGCTGGAATCCCAGGCGGCCCAGGAATCCTCGTTACTGCCCACGATGCCACTGAGCACTTGTTAGTGTATGTCGTGGTGCCCTTGCGGCTACAGACTGTGATCGTGAAGTTCACGTCCGGCTGCGTGGTGTTGACCGCTCTGAGCAAGTACAGTGTCCCTGTCTGAATGAAGCTGGTCGGCAGGTTCGTCCACCCAGTTGTTGGCACTGCACTAACCGTGACCGAGTATCCGGTTGCCCGTGCTCCTGCACCCCACGTGATGTTGTACGCCAGTGTATCACCCGGCAGTTCCATATTGTACCCGGGCGCCGGCTCAATGTTGATCACTCCGGGAGTGCCGCTGTTCTGCCCGTTCGCCTCAGGCAGCACCATATCCATCACTGTGATTACCCCAGCACCTAGAGGCGGAGCTGGCTTATGGGATAGTCTCTTTGCACCTACTGCAGTGATGGTCAGTAGAATGCAAGTGCTGATGATTAACAGTCGTCGCATACAGATTCGTCCTTCTTACGTTAAAGTTAGTTACGCAACTCGTACACACCTACTGGACCAAACTGCGGTACTTCATCAAGACCAATGTCATCAGGGTGTGGCCCTTCGCCCCTACGTGTGGGCAGCCACGACTCAGTTGGGGCGGCTGACATCTGCAGCTGATCCATCCGACGAAACAATGCTTGCTCAGACTGTTGGTACTTCATCCAGCGCTCAGGTGACATGATCCCACGCCACATCGTAAGCTGGTGTGCCAGCGCATCTGCCACATCGTCGTGTTCTCCCAACGGGAAGTCTGCCAGCTCATTTCGCAGGATGTGTTGTGTGGGCAGAATATACATGTGCCCTGTGGCGGCGATGGGCTGGAGACCTCGAATACGCATTTCTTTGCTATTCGACCCTGTTCCCCTCTTTGATGCTACTGCCTTCAGCTCGATGATGTTCATGTACACGTTACGGCGTTCACACTCAGCCTTCAAGAAGTACTTGAATGCCTTCTGGTAGACCACACCTTCGATGCCTACAGCACGGATCGCATACCGCTTCCGTAGCCATAGCAGATGCTCGATCACCTCCAATGGAGTGCAACGTCTTGCCCAAGCATCGAGGACCACTACATCACCTCGACGGGTGACACCACAGGTTACGATGGCGTTTCGATCTGACGTAATCTTCTCAGCGACCGCGAGGTCCACGCTAGTTGTGATATCAAGATGTTGCACCTCCTCGACGTAGTTGATCGTCCCGTCGTGGTTATAAAGCACTACGGACTCTTCGTCCGACGACCAGCGCCAGAACTTCAGATCGGCGATGTTGAAGTCTTGGTTAGCCACGTCCCTTGGATTGTTCTGGTATAGACATGAGAACATGTACTCGCCGATCTGTGCTCTGATCTGTGCCAGTGTGTCAAGCGAAATGAGTTCTGGGAATATCGGCTGGCCGTCTGGACCAATACTGGCCCTAATGAATCGAGCCATCTTAGTCCCCAAGACCTTCTGGAAGTAACTGTACACATCATATAGTGCCCACCGTGTACCGATGAGGTCGAACGTGTCGAGGTCTGGCTTCACCATCAGTGAGAAGAACTTGTCGATACGGGTGATAGTGTCCTGCATGACCGCAGCGCTCTTGGCGGCCTCTTCGGAGATTGGGTCATCCACCGTGATGTGAGTATAGTGTCGGGACGTGAGGGCACCTGTCATACCACCCGTGTCGATCGTGGGTTCTGGTCCCATCCACTGTCGTACGAGTGTTAGTTCCGTAGATGACCACGATCCGTTCTTTCGAGTGTCCTTGGGGATTATATCTGAGTACAACGCCCTCATGACAGGGTTCGACTCGAACTGCTGCTTGATTGCCGACATAAACCGTTGAGCGTTGGTCGAAGTTTCGTTGGCAAGTAGCACACGCTGGTTCGGGTCGCGGATTACTTTTTGGGTTACGCGGCCAATGGTGCATAGCGATGTCTTGAAGTGGCCTCGCGGCATTAGCACTAGCTTGAATCGACTATCGTGGTGATCGAGGTACTGGCACAGCGGACCATGACAATTGAGCGACATGTCACGGTAACCTAGGATTCCTTTGGCGAGGAAGAACAAATCGTTCTTGCCGCGCTCAGCCAAGTCATCCCGTATGTCAGACGACAGCTGGGTGACGTGCGAATCCAGGTGGGGCAGATCGGTGGCCACGGCTACTTCGCTGTCTCGTCGATAGCGTAGCCTTCCTTACGGTTACGTTCCGAGAGTGGGGTTGCGTACTTCATCGTGTCCTCGTAGATTCTCTGCGAGGCTTCCTTGAGCGTAGGCATCCTCTCCTCGATTGGCTTCGAGGGCTTTGGTGGCGCCTTAGGGATTTGGTTGATCTGTTTCGGCATGATCTCGCTGCTCCAGTGTGGGGATGGTAGGCACGGTATCAAGTGCAACCTCAATCCGTCCATGCAGCGCATCCTCGGCGAACAGGTGACGTGCCTGTGCTGACTCGACAAGTGCAGCTGCCATTGCCTTGGCGTCATGCCCAGCGATTGTAAGGGTGCTGACTTGGTGACGCTGAATCTTACTGGTCTCAGTGCTACGGTCCGCAAGGTCCTGTGCGGCCTTGAGCTGTACGTCTGGCTTGACCCCTGGGTCATCCATGATCGCTGCAAGCTTGGCGACACCTGCGCGGCCCAGTGTGCGAAGCACTACGTTCATGTCGAGTGTCTCATCCTCGAGTCGACCATCGAGGTCTGCCATCGCTGTCTTAAGAACCGATGACCCATGCTTCTGGCCGGTGAGCATTGACAGGTAATTCTCGTTTAGGCCAGCCACCTGGGATGCCTCCTTTTTGGTCTTGCAGGCGCCCGTTGTGTATAGGCGCATCGCCATCTTGACGCGGGGCGAGAGCTTCTTTACATCGAAGGTGCCTTTGTAATCGGTGGCTGGTGCTCGCTCACCATCGGGACCATAGTAGATGTATTCTCTGGCAGCACCCACAAGTGATCTCCTATGGAAATTATCCGCAAGCGCAGCGCCGCGGATATATGTAACAGCCCATTACCAAGGTAACACATATATTGGCCGTTCGCAAGTCAGTGATGGGAATTGTTACATTAGTGATTCAAGGTTGAATCGCTAAGAAAGTTTTTGAAGTGTGCGAGTTGATGAGAGTTAGCTTTCGATTTTGGGCCATCTGATTGCGGGTGCCCCACCGGTCCCATGTGCCCCAGATTTGACATGGCACATGAAATGTGTTATGTTATATGTGTTGGTGATGGACGTTCTTTGACAATTGATTCGGTGTGTGGACATGGCGGGATGTGGATTCTGAACAACACATCCAACTCGAAACAACGGAGATTACCATGTCCAACGATACCCGTCCCACGTCGGCCGTGATCGCGGCGAACCCGGAAGCATACGGCTTCAGCTGGAACACGGAAACCCTGCACAAGGCTGGCTCCACGCTGCCGAACTGCCCGACGATGGAACACAAGGATGAGGCCAAGCTGCGCTCCACCTTCGGTGAGACGTACTTCATCGAGATGGCGAACGGCACCTCAGGCCGGGTGAGGGATCAGGAGGTCGCTCGCACCATGATCTACGAGAATCGCAACGTCGATCGCATGGCTGTCAAGATTGCCATCGTTGACCGCGCATTCGGGATCAGGGTTCGGAAGGCCGCTACGGTGATCAAGGTCCAGTCGTGGCTCGCGAACGACGGCACTGAGTTCACTGACAAGGCAGAATGCATGGCTTACAACGCATCACTGACCGCGTGATCTGAATAACCCGCCAAGTCCACACACCACAACTGACCAAGGCCCCGGTGGATTCTTCCATCGGGGTTTACTGTTATCTATCCCCTCCTACTATATTACCTTAGCTCGACCACTAGTGTAGTGTCCTCTTGGCCTCTAGTGAAGTGTTCACTTGGCCCACTAGTGAGATGCCCTTGGCCCAGTTGGATTGGCTAGTCTTGATTACTAGTGCTATGCAAGGCTAGTCTTGGGCACTAGTGAGAGGCAAGTTGACATTAGCAAGGTGGGGATGCTATACCATTGGTCCCAAACCAAGAAGAGAGTTACCATTTTCTGCTATAATCCAGCCAATATTAAAATAGTATATCTAAAAAAAAAATATACTATAAAAGAATGAAAGAAGGTGGGACTTACTTTGGTACTCACTACATGGATTGGGACATATGGTGTAGCATCCCCACACACAACCACAACTATCAGCCGGGGGTTGACAACTGGAACAAGATGTATTATATTGTAATGGGCATTGGACTCACCCATTACGGAGCCACATCATGTCAGTATTATCATCGCCATCAGTATACATGCAGCAGCTTCAAACATGCTCAGTCACCGATATGCCCAGACTGATATGGACACTCAAGAAACTATCCGAATCATCTCTATACACTGGATACAATAAGTATGGCAACAACCCAAGGACACAGAAGGGCTTTCGTCTCTGTGGTAATGTCACTGGTGAACTAGCTAACTATCTAGATACATTGGCATATCTGAATGTCAGTGCAGATGATATGCAGAAAGTGCTTGAGTTCACAATCGTTGCCTTGCCCAAGATCACCTTCAGTATGGAAACACTGGTCCAAGCTGAGATGGCAGTTGGTCGAATCAAGCTGATACATGATCGCTACATAAAGAAGCCAGACGCATCAGTCTTTACAGCTGTGGCGGCTGAGGCGATACAGAATGGGGTTGTGCCTAAGCCAGAGGGTATTGATCCACAATATGCTGAAGCACTTGCGGCATTTAAGGCCAATTACGCAGCTAAACAGGAGCTTAAGCGGCCATATCTTAGTGATGAAGAGAAGGATAAAATACTGAATGCAGTTGAGGGTGTTGATCTATCTGATCCAGATGACAGAATGTAAGCGATTCAATGTTGAATCAGTTGCATAGCATATTCGCAAGTCCACATTTGCATTCTTGACCATCTTGTGTTATATTTAAAGGTGGATTTGATTTTTGCTTCACATTCAACATGAAAGGTGGTGATGATCAGATGGTGGCTAAATTGCTTTGTCCCGTATGTGGATGCAACCGGGTCGACTTCGAGATTCTCGAGCCCATCGTACCCACCGCACCCAACACCGAGCTCATCAGACACACGTGTGACGACTGTGGTTGTGTCGAGGATGTGGTGGTCCACTTCAATGGTGGGGAGTAACACACATGATACGGTGCGCTGATTGTGAATTACCTGCCAGCGGCGTCTGGCGGATAATCACTAAAACTTACACCGACGCAAAGTATCTATGCGCCGCTTGTGGGTTCCACAGCTACAGGCAACGCAGATTGTTCTTCGTTCCCTCAATGAGGGTCGAACTGTACAAGTCATTCGTTACCGACTTCATCGCATCCGAGACACCACCTGTCCAGGACATACCTGAAAAGCATTGGGCAGATCACAAGCTCCCAGCTGAAAAGCTACATCCATCAGGTGTACCAATCAGCCAATTCGTTGCCCAGCTGCGTCGTACCAAGGGTGGTCCATCACAAGTTTCAAGCAACATCATGAATAGTTTCCGTGGTTCCAGCAATCCCAATTCCAACGCGGACTAAAAGAAAATGGCTCGCAAGTTTCTCATCACATTCTATCGCGAGTTGGTACGCGATAACGGGAGTGGTTACAGTTGCACAGAATGCCACTCTGAACCAGAGATGGAAGCAGAGACTATCGACGAGGTGTTAGCATATGCCTTGCGGCTGCCCATCGCCAGAGAGTACGAGTCGCTAGGGATCATGGAGGAGGCTGCCCTCCGCAAGATGATGCAGCCACGTGATGAGTCCATGTAGTTCAACCTGCACAACGGAGAACAAAATGAAGACCCTGACTTTCAGCTTCATCAAGCAGTCCAAGAACTACAGCGTCTACAACGAAGTTGGTGGCTTCAACAAGTTGTACCTGCCCCTCTCGATCACGCAAGACACCATCACGGTAGAGGTGAAGTCATGACCAACCGCTGGAGCAAGCTCGTGACCAGTCCCGAACTCGAGGAAATGGAGGAGGAACTCCGTTCCATTGAGAACCGACTGGCCCGCCTGACCCAAGACAGGCACTGGATTCAGGCACAAGAAGCAGAACAACTGAAGAAGTACGACAAGATCAATCTCAAGGGCTGGGAAGTTCTCGATCAAGTCAATGAGGCCAAAGATAAGTGGCCCCATGATTTCGAGTACGAAGGTATGAACTTCAAGGTGGTCACTGAGTTCGGTGAGTACATCACTGTTCACGAGGGCAAGATTTACGGTGTCGCTATGATGCACACAGGCGAACCAGAGACCATCGGGCACACGGGTGAGATGAATCTCATAGATATCACTGCACCCGATGAAGCTTGTCTCGCTACCATCAACGAGAAGTTCGGAACCAACTTCACAGTCGACCAGTTCCCAGGGAGGTAGCATGATCGTCCGCAAGATCACATCGCTTGAGCTCACAGATATCACAGCACCAGAACTTGGGGTGCAGGTCTCGATATCTGCTGACGGTAAGAAGGTGTGGGTGAATGTAGATGGTGTATGTGTACTGCGTATTACCGAGATTCCAGAGCTCGAAGTCGACAATCTGCACGCTAACAAAGAGGTATGACATGAAGAAGCTTTGGGCAATCTGTATCGTGGTCTATCTGATTTGGGCAATAGCAGTACTCTTGCCCGAGCCAGCAGAACCGTGCTTCACCGATGAACAGTGCGGAGAACCCCGCTAATGAAAAAGCCTATCATACTCATCACTGACGATGGGAAAGAGACCGAGCTGCCAGGTATGTGGACCATCTGCCACAAGTGTCGTGGCAAGGGCCACTCATCAGCACACCTTGGTGTCGTGGATCGTAACGACTTCACCGATGAAGAGTGGGCACAGTACCTCGAAGGTGGCTACGATCGTCCATGTGGCTGCTCAGATGGTAAGCTGTGGATCATCAATCCTATCGCTTGCACCATCGAAGAGTGGAATGCGTGGACTGAACAGCAGCGTGACTTCGCAGCGATCGACCGTATGTCTGAAATGGAAAGGCAGATGGGAGCATGATCGGTTACCACTGTGGAAAGCCGGTAGTGACGATCTGCGATCGAGCCACTTTCTTCGGTCGCAGGTGCGTCGTGTGCAACAAGAAGTTCTACCAGCGTAAGCGTGCTAGTAAGAAGTCTATCCTTCCAACAGCCAAGTTGGATGCGTACAGAATGATGATACGGGAGAACGAGAAGGCTGCACTACGTCAGATTGCAGATCAACGGTTCGCACATGCTGTTGAAGTGGCCAAGCGGGAACTCGACAAAGCCATGAAGGAAATTGACGAAAGGGTCATAGAGTAATGGGCTACTATCTTGAATTCGCTGAGCACAACAAGGCTCACGCTCTTGCCACAACCAAGGGCGTGAAGGAAGTCAGTGTGCATGAAGCCAAGCAGTATGTGCCCAACGTGGTGTGTTGTGTCTACAATCCTGGGCAAGGATTCTGGGCAGCAGGATGGTGTTACTCGAAGCGTGAGTACAATGAGTTCTCAGACCCGTATGATCGTCGTCAGAAGCGTTGGTTCTGGGTACCGGATGAGATAATCACTGCTACCTACCCAAAACAGTTCGAGCTAGCGAAGAAAGGGGAGCTATAACAATGGCACTCGACGCACTGTTGTCTCTCATCAAGAACAACCCACCACCTGATGGCTGGCGTGCAAGCCAGCTTTCAATGCGTACTCGCAAGAGTAACAGCTGTCCTATCGCATGGGCAGTGTGTTGTGCTGACAAGAACTATTGTGGCCTGCCTCTCAATGGCAGAGCTGCAAGTGGGGAGTTCGACTCCATGCTGGGCCTCACAGTGGACGAGCGGGTGAACATAGTGACAGCTGCTGATGGGTTCGCTACCACACCGGAAGAGTTGAATGTCAAAGCTCTGTTGTGGGAAGCTTGTGATGTTCCATCTGTGCCGTCTGAGTACAAGCCCGAGGACGCATTCTAATGGCAACTCATGAAGTCGCAGTGCTCAACGACAAAGGAGAAGTCGTACGCTTGGGCTTCTCCGATGGTCGTAAGAAGGGCGATGACTACGTGTTCGTGGATGGAGTGCAGTACTTGTTTACTCAAGTGGTACTGCGCTCTAGTGCAAGGGCATACTCGCAGCTGCTATACAAACAGTACATGGAAATGCAGAACCTGAAGGAAATGCACATCAAGATGCGTGCTCAAGCCTATACTACTATGGGCGTACCAACCAAGACTCGTGGACGCTGGGTAGAGGAAGAAGAAGAGGAGACCAAAGAATGAAAAGGAAAACTGTGACCATCAAGGGCATTCGTGGCAAGTGCATTTCGTGCGAAGAAGTAAAGTGGCTACACCCAGAACTAGATATGTGTGGCACTTGCACCACCGGCAAAGCGGATGACCTCGAGTTGTTCAAGGGATTGTGGGAAGAAACTGTCACAGAGTTTGGTCTCAAGTGAGTGTGATCCTAAGTCCCTGTGTAGGTACCAGGGGCGAACCAAGCTTTGAAGTAGTGGGTCACAGATACCACTTTGCATCACGCAAGTGGTTCCTTAAGTGGCTCAAGTATCATCATGGTGCTTGGAAAGATCAAAGCATCACCCGATTGAAGTCGTCAGTAGGTACAATCCCAGACTGGGAGTTGCTCAAGTAACGAAACCCGATCGCCACTAAGCTTGACAAGATTCACAAGATGTGTTATATTGTAATATGGCAAATTGTTGGATTCCACTGATTCAATCCTGAATCACTGGAAGTACGTCACTTAAAACTACGGAGAAGTAACATGACCCCGATGACTTACATCGTGAAGGCCGGTGCTTGCACGCTGGCGGAACTCTCCCAGCTGGCACGCACTGACAAGCCCGCCGTGGACACGCTCAAGGTCTGGGCGAAGGAGGAGATGGCAGCGCTGGGCATCGAGCCCACTGTTGCCGCGTGAGACTCATCGCGTGTGTAGCACTCGCGTTCACTCTGGGCTGTGCCGAAGCCACTAGCCCAGAACCTGAGCCGGAGACGGTAACCATACCTCCCATACTGGCCCAAGCGGACAGTGTGATGGTCAGTATGGATCGGGAAGTCATGTTCATGACAGCACCGGGAGCTGGAGACGACAGCCCTGCATGCCGTCAAGCGATTCGTGATTACGCTATTGTGGCATCACTGTATGCAGTGGCAGTTGCAGCTGTCCGCATTTCACCCAACGCAGTGAACGTTGCAACAGCGGCACTCATGGCATTGGCAGTGCTCAACGCATCGTCTAATGTCTACAACAACTGTTCGTCCACGAGGCCAGCATGAAGAACCTCTGGAAGTGGATGCTCCTGCTCATCCCGGTAAGCTTGATTCTGGCAGTGTTCGGGCCAAGGCTGCCCACTCTTCCAGATGGTTGGAGTACCGCCATCGTACTGGTGGGTGTGTTAGGGCTGTTGTGGAACACGTTCGCACAACAGAAGCGCAAGCAGTAATGTAGGTGGCTGACGGTGGTGGGTAGAGTTTCAACGCGACACTCTACCGTGGGTTCGAATCCCACTCAGCCATTGATGGACTCGGCGGTGGAGGCGAAAACCTCTCCCGTTGAAAGGGACAAAGATAGGGCGGCTGACACCGACCTTACGACAAAGCCCTTTATCCTGTCAGGGATTCAACCGGGTCCTTTTACTTTGGGAAGCACGGGCCGAAACAGTTGGGTTATCCTGCTAAGATATACCCCAGCTAGAAGTCCTTGTCCGTGCTTTCCTTTTGCCGTTCTCTATAATGGAGGATAGAATGCCGCTACCTAGTATTTTCATTTGGAAAGAATCACCTCTCATCGAGGAAGGTGAGCGACACTTCACAGTCTATGCGATGACACAAGATGGTACCATGCTGGTGTTGGCTGAGATGCACAGTCTCATCTACGCCAAGCATCTCCTCGGCTTGAACTCCAAACAGCAACACGAGTTGTATAACAATCACTACCCCGAAGGATGGGTGCTAGTGGACCTCACGGAGCTTAACGATGATCAACTTGACACGCATCCAGAGTTCACTGCGGCGCTTGATCGCTGGGATAGGGCAGTCCTCGGTAGAGGAGAAGTCGTGGCTGAATCATCCAATCAAGGAACCTGAGTACGTCGATGTCACTCGTCATGCTATTGCGTGTGGACTGCTTGCACTAGATGACGAAGAGCAGCGTGCTGCGTTGTCACGATACCTGATCGAGCAGGAACTAGATGGATGTTGGTACTCGTTGCTTCTACCTGGATTCAGAAAGGCAGCAAACGATGCTCGCAGATGTAAGGATCAAGTGGGAAGCGAATGGATTTCCGACTTCCTACCGGGACATTACGGATTTGTCGCCTCAGGAACTAAACCAGTTTCTCCAGAGCAGGAACCGGGAGAGACTAGTAAAGATTTGCACCGTGTTAGTCTCTTTAGTACAATCCTTGACCACGCCTGACATGATGGAGGTACCAGATGGCAAAGAAACAGAAGCATCTGCCAACGCAGCCGAGCAAGCAACTCAAGACCCAGAAGTTCTTCAAGAAGGTACGCAAGCCCTCGATGAGGGGTAAGTAACATGACGGTCGAGCAGCTGATGGAGGACCTAAAGAAGTACCCACTGTGGTACAAGGTCCACATCGACATGATGGTAGACGAAGATCGGCACGTGGTGAACATTACAAGCTTGCGTCAGCAGCCAGGATTCGACGCGGTAGCGATTGACTGTGGTGACTACGATTACGTGAACGACGATGGCTCAGCGGGTGACAAAGAAGCAGAGAGGAACTGACAATGCCACGAGTATTCTTGGAGCAGCAGGTGCTTGATCGAATCGCAGGGCTGTCGCTGGAGAATGGTGCGATGGCCTTCAACAGCACGAAGGATGCGAATGGTGAGATATACCTGAGCGAGGACATTCACGACATGATCGCTCAGGTCGCAGAGAAGTACGAAGTGTCCATGTCGGATGCTGTCACCATGATGCTAGACGCGAGGCTACCTAGCGATGGCTAACAGACGTGCTGAAGCTGAACGTTTGCTTGAGTTGCTAGTGCTACAACACAATCAAGCAATGAGTTCAAATCTGACTGATGAAGAACGCACACGGGCATTTGTGAGGTACGCCGCTACGCGAGAGCAGGTCCTCGAACTGATGGGAGCAGACACATGAAGAAGCACTGGACTCAAACGACAGCTGGTCGTAAGCGCATAGCAGAGCTAACGCGCGAGCGCCATGCTGCTAAAAGAAAGGCGATCACTCATGTCCCGAAAGAAGAAGCGCCACTCACCCTCCACACGACGTACCTCTTCGGGAGGGTCGAGACGATCATCGAGCTCTACGCAGCAGGGATTGGTCTACCTAAGGCCGCTCTTGCCCGTGGGGTGGGCGAACTACTTCAGCATCAAGCGAGCGGGGCGGTACTGGGGGCTTAGCATTATCTGTCCTCGGTGTGAGGCTGTGCCGCCTGCCAAGCTGTTAGGCGCTCAGCGTTGGCGATGGATCACTGTCCACATGGTGACTGAGTGCAAGGGAGTGGTTACGATTGGAGAGCTCAAGCCATGACCGAGGATAAACTGGATGACGTAGAGATATACTCAGAGGGGATGTTTCGTATGTCCATCTGTGTCATCGACAAGATGCCTAAGGAGGAGGCGCTCGAGTACATCAGGCGTGCCCATCCATCAGGCACTCGGAACAACTGGCAGTTCTGTAGTGACAAGGAGTTTGCAGCTGGTCTACCCAACCCCTGTCCGTGTGAGAAGCACGAGGGCCGTACGCATTACCTGTTGGAGTGTTGATATGCCAAACTACGCGCACATGGTAGACGACAAGATTTGGAAGTGGTCGGGTGACTACTACTGGGAGGACGGCGAGGGAAACTGGGAAGAGAATGGACCCTATAAAACAAAGGAAGAAGCACTCGCTGCATATCTGGAGGCACTACCCGTGGAGAAGTAACATGCAAGTAGCATACGTGCGCCCTGTATGGGTAGAGAAGGATGGACTAGTGGATATGCCACTAGATGATTGTTCAACAGAGTTCATCAAGCTCGTGGACAAGATCAACGGCCGTTTGCTTACTGATTCAGAATTGAATCACTACATGAAGGAGTTAGAACAATGCCCAAGTACACCGTAGAAGTTGCCCGCACGGCAGTACATACCACGTCCTTCACGGTCACTGCGAAGGATGACGACGAAGCAACTGAGAAGGCACAAGCACTGTGCGACCAGGCAGATGAAGGTAACAACTTGCCCAAGGAGTTGGGTGAGTCAGCTGAGTGGACCGAGGACAACACGACCTACGAAATCAATTCAGTAGACGGAGAGTAACGTGGATGGGGCTGGGTAATATTGGGGGTTGACAACTCGGCCAAGATGTGTTATATTGTGGGACCATCCCGAATGGGATGCCACTGTCAAACCTAAAAGAAAGGTTGTCCGCATGTCTCGTACCGTCCAAGCCCCAACAGGCGCACGCTTCGATGACGAAGAGGTTCGCACTGCCAAGGGCACCCAGTCACTGGGACTCGTGCCGATCCTGGTGTGGGAAGATCACGAAGCTATGGCAGCCCACTACGGTGCACAGGGTCTGCTCGACATGGCTGATGGCACGTCCCTCCGAGTTTCTTTCCAGTCCATCGCTCGCCGATTCAAGGCGGCAGAAAAGTCCGATGACGAGATTGCCAACGCGCAGATTGCCTATCGTCCCGGCAAGCGCGCCGCAGGCGTTTCGACACCCGAGTCTCGTGCTGCCAGGTCTGCACGTGCGGCGGTCGAGAAGACTGGCAACAGCGAGGCGATCACTGCACTGCTCGACAAGATTTCTCGTGGCGAAATCAGCGCAGAAGATCTGGCGCAGCTGACTAGCTAAGGGGGATGGGCCAGGGGATGGCCGTCCTCTGGCCCATATGGACACTGCTGGGTGCCAAAAGATAATGGCTGTTTCTCCGTGGCGATGTGTCTTTTGTGAGGTTCGATTCCTCAAGTGTCCCTAGGTATTGCATACATCACAGCTAAACACGCATTCTTTGCGGTGTGTGACCAGTTCGTGTGGCCCAAGGATGTGTCTGTAGCGCATGATATGGACTTTGCGTGCGATGCAGTTCGGTTCAGGTTCCAGTTGCATAACTATGCTGTCGGCTTTATGCTTGATCGTTATGCTATTGAGAGCATGGGACCACATCAGCTCGCAATGAAGTTGTATTCATTAGTGAAGGACTGTCATCACACAATCTGTACACACGCTAGCCACTACTCAACGAAGTCACAGTCAGACTTTGTGATACCAGATGAAATGCTTAAGCAGGGCTTAGCATTTGTTAAGATAAAGAATGATGTAGAGAAGGAAAAGAAGTCGATCTATCCAGGTAAGATCTTCTTTGTGGATGATAAGGAAGAAACTGTGATAGTCAAGGGAGCGTTCAACAAGCTATTACAACCTGGCTTAAAGGAACAGATACAAAAGGAATTGTTGATAGCGTTCGCAGGTCTGAGTTTAGATAGGCATAAGCTACGCATGAGACAGTTTAACGATGGGATTCTATTCCCTGAAGAGTGCGAACCAGGAGAAATCTAATGGCTGGTGATGATGGGTACTTGTATCCAGAGAGCTATGCAGCGTTGGCTAATTCAAGTTTGAATCGCTCATGGTGGCTAGGCAGTGTGCACATGCAGGCTAAGTACGAATCAATTCACGGCGCGGCTAACATGCCAGAGCCACAGCGCTCACAGCGTAATGCGATCCTTGAGATTGCTTCCAAGCTGTTCGATGCAGCCAGCAAAAGGGAAGCAGCTCAGGCGATTCAAGAATGGAAGGGGTTCTTTAATGCCAGCCAGCGATAGTCCGGGTACGGTATTCATCTCGAACATGAATCGAGCACACGACTATGGCAGTGCAACGAAGTACGGTGCTCTACGTCCGGTCACCACTGGAAACTACCCAGTGTTCAAGACCAGCAGACTCATTGAAGAGATCATTGATGCCCTCGTGCATTCCGGTCCCGAGGATTACCTACTCCTATCCGGATCGTCCACTATTGCGGGTATCTGTCAGGTTGTTTGGATTCAGCTTCACGGTAAGTGTAAGTTTCTGCTCTGGTCGCGAGACGAGGACAGTTACGTTGTCAGAGTAATCGACAAGCCTGCAATCGTCCTACTGATTGAGGAAACTAAGGATAAGCTTTTTGGCAGACAAAGGGCAGCCGGTTGAGAAGCGAGTGGGATTGTATGTACTCGTTCCTGCAACCCTGAAGAAGAGATTCGATGAACTATTTATATCGCGAGGAGCAAAGACAAAGCTCATCGTAGCCATGTTACGCTTGGCCGTCAACGAAGAGGAGGACCGACAAGATGAGCGTATTCGACGTGAGTCACGGGACACTGAAGGAAGTAGCACAGTCGATGCAGGAAGGGAAGAAGATGGCACGGTCGCTGGAGAATCTGGCGACAAGTATGATCCCACTGACGGAGGACGAGAAAACACTGGTGATGCTTAACAAGATCGCAGCATGTGGTAACGAGGCAGCAGAGAAATGTAATCAGATTTACGTCTCGATTGCAAGGGAGGCACTCAAGGAATGAAAATCGACAACTTCGCCATCAGCAACTTCATGGCGTGCCCAGCGAAGTTCAAGCTGCGGATGATCGACGGATGGACTGCGCGCAGAAGGTCAGCTGCACTGGGCTTTGGCTCGGTGCTGCATGAGGCACTCGCTGCGTGGTATAAAACTGGCAACCCTGTCAAGGGACTGGAGGCCATCAACGAAAACTGGCCGGATGCACACCCGGTAGATGACTACCGTACGAAGGCCAAGTGTGCTGAGGTGTTCCTCGCATACGTCAAGCACTACCCCGCTGAGACGTTCAGCATCGTGGGTATGCCTGACACCCCACAGATCGAAGTGACGTTCACACTTGAGACTGGTATGTACCTGCCATGTGATTGTGGCTGGGAAGATCACAACAAGTGGGATCGGTACTGCGGTGGATGTGGAAAGGAGAAGGAGCAGATTGAGTATGGCGGAATCTTCGATGGACTGGTTGAGTTTGCTAGCAATGTTTATGTACTTGAACATAAGTCGACTAGCCAACTGGGCGCGTACTACTTTAACCAGTTCAAGCCGAACAACCAAGTCACTGGCTACACATGGGCTGGAGGTAAGCTCACTGGAGGTCGTGTGGCTGGTGCCATCATCAACGCTATCGGAGTCTACAAGGCAAGTGCCACGAAGTTCCTCAGAGAGATTACCACTCGATCGACATTCGAGGTAGACGAGTGGCTGGAGAACTTGTACAATGTCTGCGTTCAAATCAAGGACTGTGAACGTCGTGGGTACTGGCCGATGTATACTCCCAGCTGCACGCAGTATGGGAAGTGTGAGTACCACGATATCCACGTGCTTGGTCATCCAGTCGAACGCGAGAAGCGACTCGAGCAAGACTATGTGAAGTCAACATGGTCCTACGAGCATCGTGATCTAGAGGTGCCGGCCAGTGAGTAAGATTGACTGGTCAAAGGTCGTCACAGTACTGGTTGTTCTTGTAGTACTTGCGTTGACTACGTATGGTTACGTCGTCTACAAAAGGTCGTTGCCGTAGTGTGGTACGTGTACCGGCCACACAACTACATTCGTCAGACGTACGGTGAGTACAGGGTACAATGTAGAATCGTGGAACACGAACTCGCAAGTGGCTTTGCGTGTTGCTTCCAACATAAAGAGTATTGGTTGTGTAGTCAAGTAGCAGTTATCATGAACACTTACAACGGAGGGAGTATGGCGGAACTGAAGGACCTGTTCTATCACGGTCAGATTCAGCAGATCAAGAGGGTGCTGGACAAGATGACCCCTGATCAGATCGACAAGGGATTGAATTCCTTTGTTGATGGCGACAGCAACTGGTCCCAGTGCTTCTTCGCACAGGCCTTGGAGATGGACAAGAACTACGACAAGAAGGGCAACGCCGAGTTCTGGGTCATGCGTACGCTGGGACTGGAGAGCATCGTTCCTGTCAGGATTGTGTATAACATCTTCGACGGGGCAGGTGGTAACCTTGGATGGTCGCGACAGAAGCTCGGTGAGTTCTGCTCGAACATCCGAGACGACAAGCGGCCGCAGGAAGTACTCGACCTGATCAAGTCGCTCAAGATCGACTGGAACAATGTCGAGGGTCGTGAAATGGTAATGAGCTGCAAGCCGTGAAGCCGTTCATCGCTCTGATCCAAGCAGCCTATGAGGCCGAGGATGAAGCTGAAGCCCGGCTCATTGCAGAGCGACTGGTTGATAACGCGAGCCAAGACCTCGAACCAGAAGAAGGGGATGAGGTCTGGCTCAATCAGCTAGTATGCATCGACGCACAGCAGGTAACTCCGGATGAGTCAGTTGTCCGGTTAAGGGTAGCCCGCAATGCGCTGATCAAGACACGCAACCGACGTTGCATCGACCAAGCCCGTGAGTTGGATAAACTCATTTGGCAAATGGTTCACGACAGTCTTGACTCAGACTCACTTGCAGGTTATGATTACACAGCGTTTCTGGATGTGTGTGAGGCCATACTCGTAAGAAAGGAGAACAACCCGAATGCCTGAGAACAAAGAGCCACAAGTCGGGGAGGAAGTCAACTTCAAGGATGAAGACGACGAGTGGCAGACTACAACGATCACTGCTGTACACGATCAGGACGGCAACAAGTGGGTCGTGGACACTGAGGTCGGTGACACGATGACCGTCGAGTGGAACGTCGAAGACGAATCTTGGGATGACGTGGAGGCTGTGTAAGATGCCAAGCACCAAGGACCTTGTACTCGATACTTGCTTGCAGATTATGATCTTTGCGCCAAGCAAGGCAGGCAAGTCGTTTGGTGCTTACAGTTTTCCACGGCCAAACGTGCTTGACTTCGACAACGGGATTGCCACTGCACTGAATCCTGCATTCATCAAGAAGTATGGACGCAGAGATATCATGTACCAGCAGTTCCGTGAGAAGAACATACAAGGAGGAATCGTTCAGGTTCCTCAAGCGTTTGATGATGCGTGCAGGTACTTCGATCTGTGTATGCAGCCAGCGAACCGCGACAAGTTTGACACTTGGGTCATTGATTCAGGTACCACACTTGTTGAACTTGCCATGAACAAAGCGATCATGGTACTCGGTGGAGCGAACCTATCGAAGACCTTCGAGTCGGCAAAGAAGACTGGCGTCATCATGCTGAAGATGCAGGACTACGGTAGTGAGCGTAGTCTTACTGAACAGTTCGTGGACATGGTAAAGGGAAGTGGTAAGCATGTGGTGTTCATCTGCCACGAGAAAGAGAAGTACGCTGATGATGGACAGACCATTACGGCTAAGGTCCCACTGCTGACAGGCAAGAGCGTTGAAGCCATTAGTCTCAAGTTCGATGAGATATATTACCTCAAGGTAACTGGCAACGCACCTGATCAGAAGCGCGTACTTCAGACACAACAGACGGGCCTAGTAAAGTGTGGCTCACGCTACGGGATTCCCGATGGTACCGCGTGGGACTACGATAGTATCATGAAGGAGCTGACAGCAATTAGGACTGCGGTTGGTAAGACTGCGGATACTCCCAGTGACACTAAGGTCGCTGGACCAAAGTAGCCAACCGTTCACAGGGCGGAAGCCCAAGGAGTAGTACAATGCCTATGATTCAGCCGGACACCAGCGCAGCTACCGAGATGCAGGCCATCGCGCCTGGCACGTACGCTGGCAAGATTCTCAAGGTGGACTACGGGATGAGCGCCAAGGGGAACCCGATGCTCACCATCACCTACGAGCTGCAGGTGGACGGCAAGGCTCGGGTCCGTAAGGGGTACCACGTCATCACTGGCGAGGGCGCCTACGGGTTCGACAACCTTCTGCGTAGCACGGGGTTCGATGCTATCGCGGATCAGTACAAGGCGAAGGATGGGGAGAAGCCCAGCTTCGACACCGATGATCTGATCGGCAAGGAACTTCAGATCGTGATCGACAGCCAGCTCTACAACAACGAGCTGCGCGACCAGATCAAGTCGTTCCTGAAGGCGTAAGGTACGTAGACATTGGACGGGTAGCGATTCAGCCTTGAATCACTATCCGTCCTTTGTCGTATCCTAGAAAGGAAGTAGTGTGCACATTATCCAAGTAGAAGTCTCTGCTATCGTAGTCCCTGATGACAGGTTCAGGGGAATCAACAAGAAGGTTGAGGATATTGCCACAAGCATCCTCAAGTATGGGCAGCTACAGCCTATCATCATTACGCCTGAAGGTGTCCTAGTTGATGGTGGTCACCGTCTTGCCGCCGCCAAGCTCAACTGTTCCAGCCACATCGCGGCAGTCTACAGCAACGACGTTGATCCGTTGTACCTCAGGGAAGTGGAACTAGAAGCCAACATCATGCGGCTTGAGATGACTTGGCAGGAGAAAGCACATGCACTCAAGACATTGCACGAACTCAAAGTTGCACGCAATCCTAACGCTTCCCAAGCGCAGACTGCTGCAGCTGCTGGTGAAGGATCGCAGCGGGCGATCAGCCAGGCGATTAGCATTTCTCGTATGGTTGAACTCTTCCCAGAAATCGGAGAGGCGAAGTCCCTCAACCAAGCACTGAGCCTAGCAAAGGCCAAGGCTAAGGGGGTCATGCGAGTAAAGGAAGTTCGAGACGATCCGGAAGTCTATGCTGCCATCGAGGACAAGCTGATCCTCGGCGACTCAGTCGAAGTCATCAAGACGATCCCAGATCACACGTTCAACGCTATCATCACCGACCCTCCATTCGGAATCAACTACGATGACCGTAAGGCTGGAACCGTTGGAAGTATTACAGATTACGAAGATGGTCCTGAGGCATATGAACGCCTCCTCACAATGGCGCCGGATTTGTACCGCACTATTAAACCGGACGGCTGGCTCATCTGGTTTCTCGGAGTGTCTTGGTACGAGCGGTGCAAGGCCGTCTTCCGTGATGCTGGATTTATTGTCGACGAGATACCCGTTATCTGGGACCGCAGTCAGGGTCGTTGTTTTACCACTAGACCTGATCGGTATTTTGGCAGAGCGTATGACATTGCTCTTCATTGTATCAAGGGAGACCCGCAGATGGTACTGCGAAGTCGCCCCAATATCATTAGGGTCGAGCCCGTATCTAACGCCGATCGAGAGACTCTCGTTGAACGTCCAGTTGAGCTCTATGCTGAACTCATCCGACGGCTTACTGTTCCCGGCGAGACGGTCGCTGATTTCTTTGCTGGGTCAGGCAGCTGTCTGGCTGCGGCGGCAAGCACGGGCCGTAGGTACTTCGGAGTCGAAATGAATCCTGAGCGTCGTGCTTGGGCACTCAAGAAGATTCGTGCCCACACGCGGGATGATGCAGCATGAATGAGTTCCTATTGAAGCCGGGCAGCCACATCTCGATGAAGGCTGGCTGCACATGCCCAATGCTAGAGAACCATCTGGGACTGGGCGTCTCAGGCCACAGCATCGTACCACTCTTTCAAGTCGACAGGGAGTGCCCATTACATGCTCACTGGAATGGAGCTTCAGCAGGTAGTCAGCCTGCTGGACGACGGGTGGAGTTACCAAAACGTAGCGAGTATGTTGGTACAATCAAAGCTGCACTCACTATCACTAGGCGAGTACGCCGCGAAGATAAGGACAGCGATGTATGACTGTGAATCCGCAAATAGATTTCAACGAGGGTTTCCTAAAGCACACGGAAACTCTAAAGCTGGCGTTCGCGAACTATCAGGACTTGATGGAGAAGCACGGGACGATGATCGCTGAATACAAGGCAGTGTGTCAACAGGTTGACTATGCACGAAAGCGCATCACTGATGCACAGACGAGTCTCAATGACTTCGTCGGAAAGGCAGCACGTGAAGCTAATACAAGAGGGACCTAAAAACGCGAAGATAGTACTCGTGGGCGAAGCACCAGGTTCAACGGAGATGGCTACGGGTCTACCCTTCCAAGGAGGCGCAGGTGAAGTCCTCAACCGCATGCTGGATAGAACAGGAATTGAACGACACCTATGTTTCGTTACTAACATTTGTCACGTCCAGCCGCCGGGAAACAAGTTCGACTGGTTCCTTAAGCCGAAGCCCCGTGCTGAGTTCGTGCTTGGGCTCATGCAGCTCAAGAAAGACATTGAGGAGATTAAGCCTAATCTTGTCATTGCCCTCGGGGCACAGCCACTAAGGTTCCTAACGGGTAAGCAGAGTATTGATAAATGGCGTGGGTCCATCCTTGAGTCTACACTGGTCAAGGGCCAAAAGGTCATTGGCACCTATCACCCTGCTTACATCTTGCGGATATGGGACTACAAGGCGGTAGCCGAGTTTGATCTTTCCCGGTGCGCTGGGGACCAGCACTACCCAGAACTCCGCCACCCGGCCCGAAACCTCACACTCGACCCCCCGCCACACCTACGCCCGCAACTCCAAGCGGAGCTACTCGCCGCACCGTACCTCAGCGTGGATATAGAATGTGTCGAAACTCCCACTGGATGGAAGCTCAGCTGCGTCGGGTTCGCTGACCGACCGGGCCGGGGCGTTGTCATTCCTATCAGGGATGCAGAAGACCTTCGGTATGTCAAGACTCTCTGCGAGTCCAATGTCCCGAAAGTATTCCAAAACGGATCTTTTGATTGCACAGTTCTTCTCCAAAACGGTATCCGAGTGGCTAACTTTGCATGGGATACCATGCTCGCTCACCACTCGCTATATCCCGAATGTGCGTCTAGCGCCGATGAGGTTTCAAGCCTTGGCGGCAAGAAGCGGCAAAGTGCTATTGCTAAGGGCCTGGCTTTTCTCAACTCCATCTATACGCGCCAGCCGTTCTACAAAGACGACGGTAAGCTATGGACGGAAACAGGCGACCTGCAAATGTTTTGGCGCTATAACGGCCTTGACGCTACGGTTACTGCCGAAATACATGAGCTACAAAAAGATGACCTACGAGCGTTCGGAACTGAGGGAGTGTTCCAACACGAAATGTCGCTTGTGCAGCCGCTCATGGATATTACTCGTCGAGGCATCAAAATAGACTTGGCGCTGCGCGCACAACTCAAGGAGAAGAATGAGTGGGAAATCAACAACCTGCAGAACTTCCTTGATGCAGCGCTGGGTGAGACGGTCAACGTCAAGTCATCACCACAGATCACACGCATCCTCTACGAGAAGTTGAAACTGCCCGTCAAGAAGAACAAGAAGACCGGCAACCCAACAGCTGACAAGGATGCGGTAACAGAACTGGCGGCTAAGTACAGCCACCCAATGCTCCTCACAATTCTCAAGATTCGCCAGCGTAGGGATTACGTTGAGCGCTATCTGAATGCGAAGGTGGATGATGATGGAAGAATGCGATGCAGCTTCGATATCACAGGAACCCGAAGCGGCAGGCTATCGTCGCGTCAATCTATCTACGGATCGGGGACAAATCTACAGAATATTCCTTCGCGGAAGCCTGAGGGAGAAGCCATTCGTAGAATGTTCGTGGCCGATGATGGAAAGATCTTGGTGTCCCGTGACTATAAACAGGCCGAAGCTTGGTTGGTGGCGTATCTCTCAGGCGCCGAAGGACTCATCGAACTCCTTAATGACCCTAGCCGAGACATGCATACTGAGAATGCTGCTCGCATCTTCGGTATCAAAGTTGAGCAAGTTAATCCAGAACAACGGTACTTGGCAAAGAGAGTCGTTCACGCTTCTAACTATGGAATGGGAGCAAATCGCCTCGTCGAGTTGGTCAACGAAGATACTGAAGCTACGGGGATATCGCTTAAGCATCGTGATGCTCAGACTCTCATCGACAAATACTTTCTGCTTTACCCTGAGATTCGATCGGTCTACTGGCGAGAGGTACTCAATGAGCTTCGGTATTCTAGAACATTGAACACGCCTTTCGGCAGAAAGAGAATGTTCTATGGGCGCTGGGACGACAAGCTCGAGCGTGAGGCTTATAGTTATATCCCTCAATCAACGGTCGGAGACTTGGGTGGAAGAGCAATTGTTTCTTGCTATGATACCGTCGAGCGAGTCGTGCCGAATGCTGAAGTCCTGCTCAATGTCCACGACTCGATTCTCATGCAGTGTGATCTACAAGACTTGGAAGTCGTTCAAGCAGGAATGGCCAGAGCTATGGAGATTCCTGTCACTGTCAAAGGACGGACGTTCACCATTCCTACTGATTGTAAAGTGGGGTTCAACTGGGGGAACCGTCCCAAAAAGAATCCAGAACTAAACCCCCTAGGCCTTCGGGACTATGAGGTTTGGATAAAGGAGGCCGCATGACACGGCTAGTAAAGAACTGGTTGCAAGGATATCTAGCGTACACTGCTGAATCCGAATCACCAGAGGGGTACCATCTATGGGTTGGAATAAGTTGTATCGCGGGAGCTATTCGTCGGAAAGCGTTTTTTCCGATGGGGTACTTCCTACTATATCCAAATATGTATACTGTCCTCGTGGGACCTCCTGGTCGATGCAAGAAGTCCACGGCTATGCGTGTTGGACGGCAGATGTTGGGTGGAGTGGAAGGCATTCACTTCACTACGGATTCTGTCACACGCGAGCGCTTGATAATGGACTTGGGCCAGACGTTTGTAGACGGCCATTCATCTATGACCGCATTCTCCAGCGAGTTTGCGTCATTGCTGACGTCATCAGGTATGGATATGGTCGTGTTCTTGACAGACATCTTCGATTCACCCGACGAGTGGACACATCGAACCAAGATTGGTGGGACGAATACTATCAAGGCGCCGTACCTGAACCTTATAGGCGCCACTACGCCGGACTGGATTGCGAAAGCTATGCCCTTGGATACGATTGGCATTGGACTGACTTCTCGGATTGTCTTTGTTTACGAGGATACCCCACGTATCAAGGATCCATTCCCGGTCTTGTCGGAGGGCCAGAAGAAGCTGGGTCAGATGTTGATACAGGATTTGTCGAAGATTGCTTTAATCGCGGGACAATACCGCTTGACTGGTGATGCAGAAGAATACTACACGATATGGTATCGTAAGCGAATCGAGAACCCTAACCCTACGAATGACCCACGGTTGAATGGGTACTTCGAGCGCAAGCCTATGCACATGCTCAAGCTATGCATGATCCTTGCAGCTGCCGAGACGGACAGTACAATAATCGAACTTGAGCATGTGCAAGAAGCGATGGCTCAGCTCGAACGTACCGAGCAGTCAATGCCAAAGGTCTTTGCCAATGTAGGTAAGAATCCTTTCGCTACGGATATTGAAGAGATCTATACTGCACTCGTACAGGTCCATCCTGACGGTATGATCTTTGGAGAGATACTCAACCGATTCAAGCATAACCTGCAAGTCGAGGACCTGTCTGGTATCCTCAATGGGATGCAACAGATGGGACATGTAGTGCTGCGGGAGTCACACTATTACGCGAACTTAGCGTTTCTCCGCACAGCACTACAGAAGGAGGTTAGCGATTCATGATTGAATCAGTCGGAGGACTCATACTGTCGTTTGCCGTTTGCTGCTGGGCAATGGCAGTCTTGGCTGACCTCGCAGCAAGGTTTGTTTGCTTTGCAAGTTCAATCATTGCTTCCTGTATCTCACGGATCAGGGACTCTTTCGTCTGACCCTGTGGCATCATCTTGGGATCGAGCTGACGGATATCTTGGATAGCCTTCCTCATATCCGTCAGATCGGCCCTCGACTTACGATACAGTTCTGCAACACCCAAGTCCTCAATGTGATCTACAGCGTACTTCCCTGCCTCAACACCCAGCTGCTGGTCAACAAGTTCCTTCACACCCTGTTCCACACGATCAGACTTGTTAGCCATGATATAGAACTCATGGATCGACTGAGTCTGCACAGCTGGCCACTGTGGGAACGCCGAGCCAACAAATGGAATCTCCTCGTGCATCGGCATCTCCTGCGTCCGGCTATACTTAAGCATATTACTGATGCCCTGCAGTGCAGCATACGTCAGTGTACCACCGAGGTTCCTAGCAATGTAATCAAGTCCCGCAGGTGAAAGGGCTCGCTGTAGCCCTTGGCTATCAACATCATCTGTCCACTTTCCCATAAGACTAGATACTTCTTGTGAAATACCAGTAGTGTTCTGGTTCCGCAAGAACTGAGGATCAAGGTTTCGGTCGGGAGTAATCTGTCCACCGAAGTTCAAGTCCTTGTTAGCCCACAGTGACAACGGTACACTCGCAACAAGTGGTGTAAGATTCAGCTGCACATCATTGAGCATCGCTTCCTTCCAAGTATCGTAAGCAATAGGATCATTGTTACGCTTGTTATCAAGTACAGCTTCAATCGCAGTACCGAACAGCTCACCCTCAAACAAGGGCTTTGGAATCTTAATCAGACCATGATCTGGTCCACGCATCCACCAGAACTTACGCCCTGAAGGAGTACCACGAAGCTCCTTGATCTGTTCATCATCCTCATATGCAAAGTACAGTAGCATACTGGGGATCATCACTCCAGCCACACCTCGGGCAAACCATTTCGCTGGAGCTTCCTTTGCTGCATCGAACGTAGCTGACATACCTTGGATCGAAGGATTCAAGAACAGTGTCATCTTGTTCAACGCTTGTGCTACCGCCCAGTCACCACGATTGCTGAAGTTAGCACCGTACTTCTTTGTGGAATACACAGCATCCAGAACACTACTACCACGACCGCGCTCAGATAGATAAGCCCCAACCCTAGCCGCATCGCTAATCGAGATGATGGCATTGGCATACGCGTCCTTCACTCCTGTCCACGTAAGCGTCTTCGCGTCGTTGATTACCTCTCCAATCTTTGTTCTTGCCGGAGCAGTCTGCACCTGTCGGAGAAGAGATAGACCGTCTCTAGTAACCTGGAGTCCTTGGGACGCGATAGAATCTCCAACTCCGCCAGCAGTGATAAACTTACGGTACTCCGGAGATTTAGTAATGATATGGAAAGCTCCAGCAATTGAACCTCCCGCCGACCGCAGCAAGCTAATTCCAGGCGTACCACCGTAGGCTCCGTTCATGTAGTATTGCCATACATCACGGATAGACTGGTATGCTACAAACACAGGATTGGCTGTAATACCAATCTTGGCTACGTTAGTCAGGGCTTCAATGGGAGCAAGACCTGCCATCACGTATTGCATTTCCTGCGGTCGAAAAGACCGAAACATTCTCTCAAATGGTTCAGCAAGCCGGACAGCAACTGGTTCACCGTTCTCATAGTAACGTAGTATTCCATTCGTCACATTGAGGGATTCATCGGTAAGACCCATCAGCATGTTCTTGGCTTCGCTAGCACTTATCTCAGTTCCTGACGCTGCGAGGTCTGCCTTCAATGCCTTGGCTTGGTCATCAAGACCAGCAATGTCAGGTGCCTTGCTCAACCGTTGACCAACAAACTGACGGGCTTCCTTTGGGAGCAGATCAATGTATTGCACGAACACCTTCGCCATCTTGTTCAACTCAGCAGCACGCTGGATTCTACCTGTCATGTCGATGGCAGCCTCAAAGGGATTCTGGATATCTCTAGTAGAGCCCACCATCTTATGACTGGTCTGCGGAACTGCAGCACCCTTGATGTTCTTCTTTACATCTAGTTGTCCCGCCGACTGTCCTGGCTTATCGTTAAACAGTCTACGGATCGCAACGTACATTTCGTCACTATTGAACTTCTGTCGGACTTCTGCGCTGATAAGCCCATCCCGCACTTGCAAATCAGCGAGGGCGCGAAAGTACTTTGTGAGAGCTTCTCTGGCCTTATGCATCTTTGGAGTAGCTCTAGTAAACATCTCTCGTGCGGCGTCATAGTCAATACCCAATGTCTTTCCCCGCGTAGCACGGACCTCCAGCTCACGTGCAGCGGCAGCAAGATCACCAATCGTTCGAGTATCACCATCGTTCAAAGCTGCGATATGTTGCAGCGACGGGATTGGCTGACCCTCATCATCCAAGAATGGACGAGGATTACCCAGCTCGTCGAAGTACGCTGGACCATCACCCTTCACCCATGCATCTGTCCGTCCCCGGTACAGACCAAAGAGTTCAGCCTGCTTACCAAGGTTCGACTGGAAGCTTACCTTCGCTCGGCCAATCGCAGCCGTGAGACGCTCTGCTGGAAGGCTTCTCCTCGCTATACCCATCCAAGCGTTGTGGAGATAATGGCTAAGACCGATACGTTCAGTGAAGTTCTGATCCTCAATTGAACGAACCTTCTCACGCAGCTTACGCTGATAAGCAGGGGTACCATCAGTCTTAGCTTGCTGGAAACGCTTGTTCACATGTGAAGCACCAAGTGCCCCAGCAACGCCAATGTACAGTGCATGCTCAAGCCGCTGCTGATCGCTGTCAGCAGGCAACAGAAAACCTCCTGCGAACCCAGCCACAAAGCCAGTCACTGCAGGGTTCGTCTGTACGATCATCCCTCCAGCTCCACCAGGATTGTTCCTACGTGAAGCCTGTTCAGCAATCACATCATCCAGACGCTTAACCAATGGATGCGTACGACGTTCGATCTTACCAATCATCGAGGTCTCAACTCGAAGAGCATCAGCTACCTTGTCGAGCGTAGCATCATTCATGCTCTTGACTGGAGCCTTCTTCACCGTGTTGTTGTCCAGCTTGGCTTCGACAGGTTCCTTTGCCTTGGCCTTAACTGACATAGTATTAATGCCAGTCTTTTCTCCTACCACCTCAACCGGAACATGCTCGTATGTAACATCAACAAGCTTCTCACGCTCAGGTGTAGTAAGTGTGTGATAATTGTCTGGCAGATCGCCAGCCTTGATTGCCTGACGCTCGGCGTCTGCGTTGTTGAGGGCACGATATTCGTTACCATTGGCCTTGATCTTGACGACCGCACGAGCGATAGATGGCCCATCGGGGACCACGATTGGGCCTTCCACAGGCTGCTTGGTGCCTTTCTTCTTAGCTGCAGCTGAAGCTCTAGCTGCTGCGAAGTCCTCAACAGTAAAGGCTTTCTCTGTTGGAGGCAGAGTACGACGGTGTTCCTTGACCTGTCGAAGGGCATCACCATAGGCTGCAAGTGTGATCTGCTTAGCATCAAGCGCGTCTTCAAGCTTGTCGAGCAGTCCATTCGTCTTGTCCAAATCATTAGAGGTCATGTCGCTAATCGACTTCTCAAGGACAAAGCCCTCGACAGTCTGGTTAACGGGACCAGCAGCCTTCTTCTGTCCACGAGGCTTCGTTGGCTTACTTGCAGCAGCCACATGATCCTTCGTCATCTGAGCAATCTCTTCCTCAGATGGCTTCAACGTCTTGATCTTCTCAAGAGTCAATGCACGATCAGCCTCAACAGTGTTCTTACCATGTGCAACTGAAATACCAGTCACGTACTTCTTCCACTTCTTAACCCCCGTGATCGGTTCGTCAGGGATCAGCTCACGTAGCCGCTTTGCGAATGCTTCAGCCTTACCCTTAGGCACGGCAACCGCAAACTCATCACCACCAACACGGAACCCACGGCTACCGTCTTGTACGATACCAAGCTCGTGTTCGATCTGACGGATGGCATCTCCCACACGGGCAAAGAATGCATTCATACCTTCATGTGTACGAACTGCATTGCCAGCATGGAGAGACTTCATGTCAGCATAGACTACCTCAACTTCAGGATCAGCGTCGATAGACTTCTGAGCCTTTGCCCATGCATTAGCGTTACCAAGACCAGTCTGGGGATCAATCTCAGCACCCCGCTGAGCTTCCATTCGCTCGTTAACAGTACGAGCAAGATGCTCAACTGCAACTTCAAGCTCTTCCTTGGACAGCTCCAGCTCGTCGTCGCTCATCTCCTCAACTGGCTTCTTCGTCTCAGCATCAGGCTTGATTTCCCCAACAACTTTACCCTCTGCACCAGTCGACACTTCTGGTTCTTCAGATGGTGTAATGTCAGGCTCATCTGGCTGCTTAGCTATCTGCTCATCAGCAAGTTCTGCTGTTGGCTTCTTAAGCTTCTCCATTACTGCATCTGCAATCTTAGCATTTGCTTCTTCTCGCGTAAGCAGTGCAGTCCCATCCTCCTGGGGCGCCGTGGGCGCAACAGCGTCCGGGGTGGTCGAGACCTGAGCGGCGTCGGCAGGGGCAGGCGGGGGAGTAGGTGTAGCCTCTCCCGCGGTGGCGTCCGTTGGTGCGGTGTCCAGACCGTAGCTGGTATGACCCTCAGCCAGATGCCCAATCTCACCCTCACCCATTATAAAGGTGCCATCAATCCCTTCAAACTTAACCTCGTAGAATCCCTCACCAGCGTGATTCTTCTTGAACTTCACGACAGTTCCACGAGTGTCCTTTGAGGGTGTAGCAGTTTCGATGACACCAGCTGTGCCTTCCTTTGTGGTAGTATGAGCACCACGTTGTAGGGCTCTATCAGGTGCACGGATGATCGTGCCAACGACAGGCTTCCCACTGAGTGGATGACCTTCTGGTACATCCTTCCATGTATTCTCAGCGGCAACAGCTGTAGTCGTGGCTTCGGGTGTAACTGTACCAACCTCTGGCTGATTCACGTTTGAATCAGGTACAGGCGCAGCTTCTGGTGGAGCAGCCTTCTTAGTCTCGATGGCAGCCTTAACCTTGGCGATCGCTTCACGGGTAGTTTGAGCAGTAGCCTCATCCTTCGCTTCAAGCACCGACCGTTCCAGTTGCTTAAGCACACGCTGAAGCTGATCCTTGCTCGCCTTCTGCATCCACTCAGGCTGATTAAGGACTCGATTCTCGTTGATTACATTCTGCTGACCAACCTTAGTCAGGTCCTTGGTCCACGACTTACCGGGATTCGCAGCTTCCCACTTAGAGCGAATACCCTTCCTGGTCTCCTGCTCAGCCTTACGCTGGGCAATCATCGCAGACTCTTGTTCCTTCAGCTTGGCTGCTTGTGCTGCCCTTGCGGGATCAACTGAACCACCTTCACCAGCTGGCTTGGTGGGGTCAACGTCTGGTAGCTTCTTACCACCAAACCCAAACTTCGGGAACTTGACAGTGGACAATGCGGCCGCGAACGTGCTTGGTCCAACCACAGCAGCCAGTGCCTGCATCCGTTGAGTGTCGCTTTCGTACCTTGGATTCATGAACACGTCTGCGACCTGCACTACATCAACAGCCCCGGAGCCTACGAGGTTAGCGATGATCTTCTGTGTTCTAGTCGCATTCGGGCCAAACCCTACACTGATCGCTTCGAGTGCCGCAGCCGCCCGTGGACTTGTGCGTGCTGCAAGTTGCAACGCCTTGAACCCTTGGTTGTTAGCAATCGCCCAAGGATTCGCTTCACCCATTACACCAGTTGCCAGTGTACCAGCGACGTTGCCTACCGTGCCTTCGATGCCCTGTGGATCAAGCCCAAGCTTCACTGTAGCCTGTGCCTCTTCGATTCTGCCACGCATCTTCTCAGCTACGTCGATACCCAGATTGGATGGTAGCGACAATGCAAGGTCTGACAACCCGAGTAGGTTGTTGTTGACAAGACCTACCGCTGCACCACGTGCAAGATTGTCACCAACCTTACGTTGGACAGTCTTCTGGTTCGTCCAGAATGGGTCCTCGATCTTACTGCGAAGCATTGTCAGACGTTTACGCTGTGCCTCACCAAGATTCGGACGCTTGAGAAGTTCGTCGATCTTCGCGACGTTCTCGGCCTGCCCTTCATGTTCAGCTTCCAGAATGTCAAGTGAGCGTGGCTGCTCGTTGTTATCGAGAGCCATCTGCACACGAGCCTTCGCAGTGACTGGCGTCAAGCGATCCTTACCACCAGCTTCTACGTTCCTGCTAACTCGTGGTGCAGGTGCTTCGTCCTCGAACTGTGGCTGTCCAGAAGATGCCGTGCTATCAGCATCCTCCCACTCAATCCCCTCTACGGCCTGAGTGGAGTCAGTGCTTTCCCACTCAAGGTCCGAAAACTTAGGTCCGGTCACTTTGGCCGTTCTCCGAATACTCGAGTGACATATGCACGGTTCGACTCACCAGCCTTCTTGGGACGACCCTTGATCTGCTTGC